CGACGCAGTTAAGCGTTGGTCAAGGTGGTACCTCACGGTAGCCACATCTGGTTATCACTTCCAGATCCATGGGATGGTCTTGTTTTTCGGAACCCTTGATAGGGGACCGGAGTGATCAGCTCATCGATTTGTCCGTTAGACCTCAATCTAAGATTGAAACGGGGTCGAAGAAGTCAGTCGGGAGGATCAGCCCGACATCTGGGGGTTAAACCCCCGAACCTAGTTAAGGTGTGAACATCAGTCCAGAGGTGTGGACACTGGGAAGACACTAAGGATTTACCCTTAGAACGTCAAAGAACCAATCTCCAGCGGTCGCAGAGGGCCGAAGGGGCATAGTGAAAGACACGTCTGATCCCGTAATTTGAATATATTGATATATAATCAAGGGATTACCCCCCGCACCTGCAGTATTAGCAGTGAAGGGGGTACAGCCGATAAAATTATCGAATAGCAGAGCAGTATCATCGAAGGCCCCAGAGGCGGAAATATCATAAATTAATAGATAATTCTCACCGACCCGGGTACTAGTAATGGTGACAGTATTGCCAACTCCTATGTTCTGGGCAATGGAAACATTGTTTCCGCCAGTATTAGTTGTTGGATTTGCCAACCACCCTAGATTCGCAGTTGCGGAAAGAGATCCATTCTGGTATAGAAAGGGACCAGTTACACCGATAGATTGTTGTTTCTTGAAGAAGGTAATATCGTAAGATATCCATAATTCACCAAGTACAACGTCAACGGCGGAACAACCCTTGGTTGCCAGTTGGAATTTTCCCAATTGAGTGTTAGTGAGAGGGACCGCGGTGGAGTTTCTTTCTGTGAATAGAAGCTCTGTCGGTCGTTCCGAGGCTGCACACTCAATTCCGTGCATAAGATTCTCGGAGGGTTTGGTAGAACAAGAATAATCACTGTTCTCCATTTCCTGTTTAGAGAGATAGTCGGGATCGTAAGGATCATAATCGGTTGCCATAACAACGGCACCGAGAGCCTGATTGGAACCATTGAATTCCGAAGACGTAGAGACGAATTCGAAGATGATTCCGTTGGGTTCCCATTGATCGTATAACGAGGCAACTTGGGATAGCCAGGGAAAGGATTTGGAGTTAGTTGGATTGAGAATGAAGGAGTCATTATTGAAGGCGGTTGAACCACCATCAAGAGTAGCTCCAGATCTGATATCCATTAAGAACTCTCGTTCCCGGATTCTGGTACCCCTCGCCTTTTGGAAGGACGGGACTGACTTTGTATTCTCCACAGCTCTAACAAGAGAGTTGGATTTTACGTTGTAGTCACCATGACCGAAGAACTTAGCCAGTCTTGAACCAGCTAGTTGTCCTAGGTCACCCTGTCCAACCAAACTCCCTAAGTTCTTACCGATGTTAGAGGCAACTTTATTCACTGAAGGTTTTCTATTAATAGAATCTTCAACAAAATCCAGTTTGGCTTCAATTCGGTGAAGAGGGTCGGAAATGGTTCTTATACCAGGAGTGTAGTCTCCTTGCCCACGAATAGTGGGTCTTCTGTTGCGCATAGCGGCTTTGTTGACCTTGGTTAATTTTACCATGGTTTATGAAATCGTAATGTGGGGGAGGCCCGTTACGGCGGAGACTGTACGTCTGTGTGGCACTCAAAAGAGAGTGGGCGCCGTGCAGTCGTTCGGCGTTCTGGTTAGCACGGAAGTATTAAGACTTGCGTCACCGTTTTGGGCCAGTCGTCAGACGACTCCACACAGACCCCCTGAAGGATTTTCTTGAAGGATCCCTCTAGAACCTTGCGCCCTGTTACCAGGATGTCCCTCCCTTTCTAGAGTACTTTCTTCCACGAGTTTCGACTGCCTGACGGGAGTCTAGCCCCTGGGATACTCGTACCGATCGGGCAAAAGCGTTAATTCGTTTCTGCATGGATCGAAGGGGAGTGGTATCCGTTCTTAAAGACCGAAGTTGTCGTAATGATTCCGTTAAGTCTAAAGGGGTGAAGGGGAGTTCAGGGAGCTCCCAGAGTTCCAGAACTTCTACCTCTTCACCGGGCGATGAGATAGTCTCGATGAGTTGATTCTCTTCTTCTTCTTCAGAAACCTCTTCTATCTCCTTTTCAGGGTCGTAAGTAACCACCCGGAAGGGAAATGAGGTCATCTGATCGAGGGGGAGCATCTCCTTGCGTCCATGGTTGGACCCCTTGAGAATCTGAGTGAGCTCCTTATTGGTGAGCCGACAGGAGGAACGTAAGAAGACGTCCTCGACCGGTCCATAAGAGGAAACGAGGGGAGTTGATCGGATGTTAAAGTCCGGGTCAAAGACCTTATGACTCTCTTGGAGAGGTCCCGTCGGGGAAACCAGCATGGTATGGATATTTCTGAAGGCACTTTTTGTACCCAAAGATCCTGGACCAGAACCGGTTTCCGCCTGTAAGGAGAGGAAGGGAGTGAGGGGGTGTTGTCCACCCGGGCCGAAGTATCGTTGCTTAGCTCCATCAAGTAGACGGAAGGCTAAATGGCGTTGTGGTTCGGAGAACCTCGGCTCGACTCCCTCGGGGGTTTCAAAACCCAATCCACCGAGGAGCGGATGGGCAAAGAGGTTGAGTGTCCACCTCCCGAACCTTGTCTGCTTTTCAATGCCTGATTTATGGTAGTGAAGAAAGAGGTTATGAGCACGCTTTGTGTTCATAGCTCCTAGTACACCCCATTCATACCAGTCCCGAAGAGGGAGGGCCGAATAACGACCCCTTTCGTCGGTGGTGGCGGCAATGTTGAGTAGTAGACCGATGTTCATGTATCCGAGAATCTGGAACTCGTATCGAGTTCTAGTCAGATATTCGGGGAGTTCGTCCAACTCTGACCAAGCCAGGGGAAGGTCAGGTTTTTGTCGAGTGAACACCAAAGGTTGAGAGTTGACAGTGAAGAAGCAGGGGTGGACAAAGTTCTTTCCTTGAGAAAGAGTAAAGCCCACTGACTTAGTGCCTGCAATCCAACGTTCATACTGAGAGGGAGTGGCTCGGAACAAGATGTCGTCGCCATTGATCTTGACAGGTAGAGACCGGAGAGAAAGCCGCCCGGAGAGTATAGCCTCGCGTTGTTCTGTTTCTAATGACTGAACGTATGTAAATAGGTTCAATATGCACAAGAAGACGAACGACAGGACACTCCCCATTAGCTGACCATTCTCCTGGACTACTGGAGCCAGATCGGTCCAGTCAGGGTAAACGAGAATTTGTTCGTAGATGATTGTATCGATGTGCTTTCTTAACACTCGGTCATCACCCGCTAACAATTTCTTCACATGCTCTACGGCTAATTTTGTGGCCTGGATATCCAAACCATCAGTGGCAGCAGAGTAATCTCCGGAGACCCAATCGGCGGATTCCCTATCCCCAAACATCGATACCTCAAGGTGATTGAGATCATGAAGATCCTGTTCACCAAGGGGCCGAGAGGTAAGGGAAAATTGAGGGAAGGTTTGAAGGTAGTTCCAGAGGGACTTTTGAAGGGGCTTACAGAGGAAGGTGGAAAGGGTATCCATCTTCGTGATAATCCGAATCTTTAAAGGTTCCTGGAGGGCTATAACTTTGACGATCGGTAAGTTCTCGGGGAGTTCCATGGCTTCTACAATGTGTAAAGTGTCATGGTCTATCCGAGACCGAAGGTCTAGAGGTCGGTTGGCAATTCCTACCCACTCTTCATAAGTGGGGACGGAAATGCCCCTTTCTTCTACCAAGCCTTGATCGGTTTCAACCATTCTTTGAAGTCCGTCGGTTTCAACACCACGGATTTCTTGAAGGATGCTCCGAAGAACTTCTCGAGCCCCCCCTTGGTCCCGGCGGCTAACATTAGATGCAGCAGTCGAAGCTTCTTGCTTAGACAACTTTTCCATTAAACCACGGGGTCGATAGTTTCTGAAGAAGACGTTAAGGAAACGTTTGAGATCATGTACTAAAGACTCGGACTGGGGGGGAGGAGGGATGGAGAGAGAATCTCGATGTTTTGCGTATGCGTTCTGCTCGAACTCATCCGGTACTTTGGCGAAACCTCTCTTTGATTGCGCTAGCTCAAAACACGCCCGGAAGATCTGGGGTGAATGAGCACTAAGAGTGGGATGGCAGAGACGTCTTAGGAAGTCTCTAAGCCGACCCCCAAAGAGGGGATCCCAGGACTCTAGTGGCCACGACTTTGGCTTGGGTGGTGTGTCATTTCGGAGAAAGGAAGCGAGGGGATAGTCTTTCCAAAACTTGAAGTTTGGAATCATGTCCTTGAGCGACCAATCTCTCATAATGAGACAAGATCGGAGAGCATCCTTAGCTGGAGCGAGGCCAATAAAATCTACATCACTGCAGATCTTACCAGCCATATCACACAAACTAAGGAGAACGGCCCTTAATCCATAAAGAATTTGAATATTCTCCTCGGATGATATCATCACGTGGGAGGATTCTTCCATCTTCTTCGAAGGAGGAGGGCGACCGTCTCTGTAGTTAACTTCTACAATCCGATCCCCAGTTTTAAAGTACACTGGGGGGACTTCCCGAACCGGTAAAGGTCCAGGCACAAACTCCAGGCCGAGGGCCTCTCCGAGGAGTTTGCGGGACTTCTCAACATTCCGGTGTTCCATTAAGTTCCACTTGTACGACGCCTCAGGGAGGCGGTAACCAGGTTCTCTAATGATAGGACCAGCTTGATCTGCTAACGCTTGCGTGTAGTAGAAATCTCTGATAAAGGGAATTTTCCACTCTGGGGTCAGGGGTTGGAGGTGCGAGACTAATTCGGACGTTAAGTCCTCGGGTCTCGCAAAGCACCAAACACCCCTCCAGTAGTGGAAGGTATCCTTACCATAGACATCGGTTCCTAACTGATTGTTTATAATCGAGACAGGGTAATGCCTGTCGATCATCTCATCAATGTGTTGGAGTAGCGTGTAAACGTTCATTTCAATGCTTTGTTTGTAATTTGGTATGTTAAGTTCGCTTAATCTATCGG